GTAATTTGGTTAACTTTGGGACCAAAATAAAAAATACATATCCAAAGGCGCCATCTTGTCCTTCGGGTGTGAAGCCTCTAGGAGTGGGTGGTGCTGGACTTGGAGGTGCAGCGGGACTTGCGGTGCGGGCTGGAAGAGGAGCAGTTACTGCTGCTGCTCGAAAAGCGAGGAATACGGTGAGTCGGACTGCGGGGAGAGTGGGGAATGCAGTGGGTCGGACTGCGGGGAGAGTGGGGAATGCGGTGGGTCGGACTGCGGGGGGAATGAGGAATGCGGTGGGTCGGACTGTTCAACGAGTTACGAATGCGTGTAGACGAAACCCATCTTCTAAGAAATGTAAGTCCCAAAGTGCGCCACCTCGCCAGCGCAGCAACTCACGCCTCCGTCCGACCACCCGACCGCCGCAGAGGTACTCCCCCTCCTAACACCTAAGTAAACCTCCAATATATCAAAAAATATACAAACATGAACACCCTAAATGAGACTTTCAAAAACGGAGCGGCCATCATGAGTCTCATTTGGAGCGTAGGAAAAATGCAAGAGTGGGTGCAGCGTAATCAGTATTAAAGCGTAGAACCGTTTAATAATCACAAAATGTTCAGTATCACATGTGCTCAAGTACCCGCTCGCGTTCCCGTCTCTACCGAAACGAAGAAGAGGCGTACTCGACACTGGCGTCAGCATATGTACACACACGCCTCGTATGATGATATTTCGAACCGTGCTCTTAGGAAGGGACAGGATAAGATTCGTGAATTGGAAGAGGAACTCGAGAGGTATAAGCGTGTGAACGCCAAGCTCGAGAGGATGGCTAAGTGGAATCTGCGTTCGTCTCAGTCAACCCTAACCACGACCCAAGAAATGCTAGAGCTGCTTGAAGATACCTTCGGGGACGAGGCTTTTGAGAAGAATGTGAAGAAGTAACTCCGTACGTGTTAGGTCCGGAATACGTCATACATATTTCTTCGGTTTCGGTGAATCCAAGGACGGACTTATACATGATGATACATCGTTCGTAAACTTTAAACGAACTTAAGTCGCGACGTATATTTGTAATATTTAAATTAAGATGTTTGCACTCAGACAACCCGCTTTCCAACCTAGACCCATTCGCTTCAAGCCTAGGGTGAAAAAAACTGTCGCCAAGAGCTATTATGCACTGGATTACGACAACAGCAAGGCACTCGAAAAGGTTCCCGGTCATAATCTTTTTCATGTCCTCGCATTTCATAAGGCGGGACATGAAGAAGGAATTTATTCCTTAACGGATAGAGATGAAAACGATATCCCCCAACATTTTATCGTCGCGTTTTTGACGTTTGATGATGCGTATAGATACAAAACCCTATTGGAAGCTGAGATGGATTCTTATCATCCGTACATCCAATTTGCGTCGAGATATGAACTCGACCACGCATGCAGAGTTGGAGGATATCATTGTAGAGTGGTAAATGAGGGAGCACTCGTTACCCCTCCCATGCGAACTGTGAAGATCACAGATTGGGAAATTCGCGAATCTCTCATGAATGGTAACTGGACCGTCGCACCTAAACCGGAGAATCCTCGTGAACAATAACACTGTCGAAACTATTCGAACGGCTCATGATGGGAGAGAGACCGCGTATGACGGAATCCCGTCTTTGTGCGCATGGGTGACGTTCCATGTCAGAAACCGTCTTAAACGTTTCCCAACATGTATTACATCGTACGGTTCCATACCCTCTCTTAATACAAGTGTTGATCTCTTCCGTTGTATGGTATCCCAAATGATTTATAAGACCCTGCATATCTCCGAATACTGAACCACACATTTCGCAAGAACAATCAAAAGGTCGTGTGTATGCGTCGGGTAGTCTTCTATAGCGTTTCCGTTTAAATAAAAATTCTAAACACATATACTTTGATCGTATAGTATTTTTAAGAGTGTTTTTCCGTGATTAGATATTCTGGGTACATAGTTCGCATCTCGTGCTTTTGTTTAACGAAGACAGACAGTCGTTCATACAGAGACATCATTTTCGTTCTGAAATGAACCGTCCTAGCATCATGATCGACATGCATTTCCATGCTGTAATTGTTTGGAAGTTCGATCGCAGTGTCTTCGAGTAGATCTATATGTGGGCGCATCGTTCGGGAGTGTATTTGATTATGTAGTGTAACTACGCGTCTCAACGTGGTATTGACACGTGTTGCGTTCATGTTATATAGGTAGTGTATTTACTTTTTTATATCGTTTTAAAGTTCATGTTACGCGGTTTGTACATTTTCTTCGCAATCCACGCCACAAAAACGCTAACTTCCATTATAAGAAGAGCCTGGTGAAACATGACCATTCTCTTAGCCCGGTCGGTCTTGGGACTGAAGTCACCATATCCAACGGTAGACATGGTAGTGAACGAGAAATACCACGGGTCCATGGGAGAATCGGTAAACCCAAACTCCGCTGGATCAAAACTCGAATATATTAAACCAAATATGAGCGTCGTCAGGATCATCATGAGCGCGACTAACACGGAATCCATTTGGTATATACAGACATTTAAAGTTATCCCGCGTGTACTAACAAAGATGGAATCTAAACTGCTTATCAAACGCCTTTCGACTGACGCGATCATCCCTGAGCGATCTGGTTCGAGCGCTTCGGTTGGATACGACCTGTACAGTATCGTCGATGTTGAGATTCCTCCCCTCGCAAGGGGTATTGTTAGCACTGGAATTGCCGCGACTGTTCCTACTGGATGCTACGGTCGTATCGCTCCTCGCTCTGGTCTCGCTGTGAAGAATGGTATTCAAACCGGTGCTGGTGTTATTGACCCTGATTATACAGGTGAACTCAAGGTGATCCTGTTTAATCATGGTGACGAAACGTTTCATATTAAACCTGGGGATAAGATTGCCCAGCTTATCGTGGAGAGATGCGAAATCCCTCCCATTGAGATTGTAGACGAAATCGCGTCCACTGAACGTGGTGAACGTGGTTTTGGTTCATCTGGTTAATCATAAATAAAAAAATAACGTATGAGTATTTAGTTAGCAAAAGCAACACCGCCCATACCGTCTTTTATCTTTAAAATGTTGTAATTGACTGTATAGGCACGCACGAGAGTACCATTTCTGGTGGTGGTACCGGTAAGATTCAGCTTCGCGTTATCGATGCGCGAGAAGTTAAGGGAGCCGCTGGGCTGAGAAGCGTTCATCTTTAAGCAGAACGGCCACGTGAAAGTAGCGACAGTGCTGAGAGTCGCCGACGGAAGAGATGTGCAGTGCATCTCCGGAACGACGTTGTGGTGGTAGACGGGAGACATTTCCTCGAAGAGAGCAGTACCGTTGATGTAAAGGGAAGCGCGGTCGAACGTAAAGTTGAGATCCCACTGTTGGTTATCAGCCTCGGAAGAGACGACGTGGATAGCCTTGGAAGGGTGGTTGAAGTAAGTGAGATCGATGTCGACGTCATCCGCAGACATGGGCTGGAACTGGGTCTGGGTGATGAGCATCTCGTGCTCATGCTCGACGACCATCTGACGCTCCTCGGTGTCGAGGTACACGTACGTACCGTAGACCTTGGGAGTGGAAGCCGGGACAAAAGGACCCGAAGCACCCGTACCACTGCGGCACTTGATTCGGAGCTCGACCTGGTGGAACTGGAGCGCAGTGAGAGGAAGAGACTTGGTCCAATCTTCGGAGAAGAAGAAGGGAATGAGATAATGATCGGCAGCCACATCAGTTCCCTTGGCGTTATCGGAAACCTCGTCGAGTGTCACGGCGCAAGTCGCCTTAGCGCCATCTTGCTTGTAGAGTAAGTTGTGAACACCCTGAATGAAAAGGGCGTCGAGGTGGCACACTTCCTGACCACCAATCCAAAGAGAAAACTCGGTCGTGCTGGTGTCGTCGGTGCTAAAGAAACCGGTCGTGTTGGCACCCCCGCGACCGATGTTGGTGGCCTCGACCCAGACGTAGCTCAAGAGATCACCCTTAGTGCGCAGGGGAATCACAACCTCGTTACCGGCGCCGAAGGTTCCAACGTAATCGAGACGCTCGGGCTTGAGTGCGAAGTTCGTATGTCTCTTATAATTTTGATGGAAAAATGAAACTTGGGGCGAGCCAGTGATGAACACATCCTGGGCTCCCTTAGACACGAGGTCAATCAGAGCAGCTGACATTTTTACTAATATATGATATTAAAAATTTAGCTCTATAACGAAGTATGGTACAGTTCCAGGTCTTGACATGGGATGCACGTGACGAAGATGACGAGCATCTGATCAGGATGTTTGGAAAGACGATGAACGGTCAATCTGTCTGTGTGACGACCCCTTTTAAGCCATACTTCTTTATGAAGCTTCCTGATACACTGGACCCTGTAAAGGTGATCGAACACGTCAAAGATACGTGCCCCGATATTGTAAACTGTGGATCCTTGAGATCTAAGGACATGGAAGGGTTTCAAAACGGGGAGTCTCGGACTTTTATACAGATAACCTGTAAAGATCTACAATCGCGTCGGTATATCAGTAGTAAACTGAGAAGAACAAATGCTGCGACTCTTAAAAAACTGGAGCGCGAGCGCGAAGAAACGGATCACAAGCTCGTTCTCACTGAATCCGCTATGGACAAAGAAAATGACGAGTCTTCGAAGAATCAAGCTTTGCAGAAGGTGACAGCACTGAGAAAAACCCTGCAAAGACTGGATACGGATATTGATCGCACGAAGCATATTAGTCAGTTGCGATTATACGAGGCGAATCTGGACCCTGTACTGAGATTTATGCATAGGTCTAACATCCAATCTACGGGTTGGGTGGATACGGGTGATGGCTGTGAACGTGCCGATTTTGCAAACGTCGATATTGACCTGTATTGTAAGTCCTGGAAGGATCTTAAGGCTGTAGATAACCCCGAATCTGCGCCGTTTGTGATCGCATCGATTGATATTGAGTGCTATAGCTCGACTGGAAAGTTCCCGGATCCTAAGGTGAGAGACGATGCATGTTTTCAGATTGCCATCTCACTCATGCGTTTCGGAGAAACCGAACCTTTCGAGAAGGTGTGCCTGTGTTACAAGGAGACGGATAAAAACCTGGGCGATGATTCGATTATCGAGTGGTACCCGACGGAAAAGGACATGCTGATTCGATTTTCAAACTACCTGACGGAAAAGGATATTGATGTTATCACTGGATGGAATATCTTCGGTTTCGATCTTGAGTATATCATCGAACGTGGACATCTCATGTCTTGCCCACTGTCGTTTTTCAAGATGAGTAAGCTAAAGACGCATGTGTGCGATCTCATGCCTAAAAAGCTTTCCTCGAGTGCTTTGGGTGATAACGAGCTGAAGCTTGTCCCTATGCCCGGCCGATTTATCTTTGATCTATTCCACGAAGTGAAGCGTGAGTATAAGTTGGACTCGTATAAACTCGATAATGTCTCGAAGCTCTACCTAGGCGACAACAAGATCGATATGGCACCGAAAGAGATGTTCCGTCGGTACGAGCAAGAAGATCCGGTAAAGCTTCGGGAAGTCGCGGAGTACTGTATTAAGGACACACTTCTTCCACACCGTCTCATTTCCAAGCTGTGTACGTTCGTTAATCTACTGGAGATGGCTAAGGCTACCTGGGTGCCACTCAGTTATCTAGTGGAACGTGGACAGCAGATCAAGGTGTTTAGTCAACTCACGAAAAAGGCTCGAGAAATGAAGTTTAAGGTTCCTACGTACGATTATGGACACACGGATAACACTGGGTATGTGGGTGCAACCGTTCTAGAAGCGATGTCTGGGGCCTACTATACCCCCATCACTGCCCTAGATTTTGAAGGTCTGTATCCGAGTATCATGATGGCACACAACCTTTGCTATTCGTCGCTCGTGATGGATCCCAAGTACAAGAATATACCCGGAGTCGAATATGAAACTTTCGGAGACCACACGTTCGCACAAAACGTTCCGAGCATTTTGCCTAGTATTTTGGTAGAACTCAAGGCGTTTAGAAAGCAAGCGAAGAAAGATATGGCTAAAGCGACTGGTGCGATGAAGCAAATGTATAACGGTAAGCAGTTGGCCTATAAAATTAGTATGAACTCCGTGTATGGTTTCACAGGTGCTTCTAAGGGTATTCTCCCGTGTGTTGCCATTGCTTCTACGACTACGATGAAGGGTAGAAATATGATTGACGACACGAAGAACTATGTGGAGAAGAACTTTCCCGGATCCAGGGTGAGATACGGAGATACGGATTCCGTGATGGTAGAATTCGACGTGCAGGGTAGAACTGGTAAGGAAGCTATCGAGTATAGCTGGGAGCTGGGTGAACGCGCTGCGGAAGAGTGTACAAAGCTCTTCAAAGCTCCAAATAACCTGGAACTCGAGAAGGTTTATTGCCCATATTTCCTCTATAGTAAGAAGCGGTATGCCGCGAAACTTTGGACCAAGGGTAAGGATGGGAACATGAACATGGACTATATTGATGTCAAGGGTTTACAACTCGTTCGTCGGGATAACACTCCACACGTGAGAGAAGTATGTAAAGAACTACTGGATGTAGTCCTCGATAGTAGTGGCACGGATGCACCCAAAGCTCTCGCTCGGAAACGAGCTGTGGAGCTACTCGAAGGAGATGTACCGAACGAAAAGCTCATTTTGAGTCAGTCACTCTCTGATTCGTATAAGGTTAAGGGAAAGAGTGTGTCGATTACTGGGGATGAAGTTGCTAACATTAATCAGGCACACGTACAGGTTGTTCGGAAGATGAGGGAACGTCAGCCCGGTTCGGAACCACAGTCCGGGGATAGGGTTCCCTATATTCTTATCAATACGGGTGATCCTAAAGCTCGGGCGTTTGAGAAATCCGAAGATCCGGTGTACGCTCGAGAGAATAAACTCCCTGTGGACTATCCGTATTACTTTCTCAATAAGTTTTTGAACCCTGTATGCGATTTACTCGACCCACTTTTCGATAATGTCAAGGATGACATCTTCGGAGAATTGCTGATGCGCGCAAAACCGCCTAAAAAACCTCGTAAAAAAGCTGATCCAAAGCAGCCTACACTTATCAGTGATATATTTAAAAAAGAGACCCCATGATAGAATATGACCGAAGTAGTTCTCGAACTTATCAGCGCTCAGCGAGAGGTACTCAAGAATGTAGAAAAGACTGTGAAAGAGATGGAGGCGAAGCAGAAGGAAGAAGTGAGAGTGAAACTACTCGAAGCTTCTAATGAACTATGCCTGGAGAATAAGTCTCTGAAACATGAAGCGGTTCGTAGAACGATGGCGAGAGTGTTTGGTGATGATAAGTGTATTGGTAAGAGAAAGAATGGTCGACCATGTGCGAACAAGTGTTTCGCGGGGTTGGATGGATATTGTAAGACGTGTTATAAGACCAAACCCCCTGAAGGTAGAGTGATCAGTTTCGGTGAAGTATCACAAGAGACGATTAGAGTTGACATGAGTGGCGCGGGTACTTGTGTACTTGCGGGTGCTGGAAGTGGAGGATTTCCGGGAACCCCGGTATCGAGGAGTCCCCCACCCGAAGACGAGCTTAGAGATTTACCTCCCCTATATTAATAATGAACAAATCAGATATTCTACTAAACTCTATCAACGCATTTTATGAAAAACCAGAGAATAAAGCTATACTTGTCGAACTACTGACAAAGAGTGGGGGTATTTCTCTCCGAAATTTGGAGTGGTTTATCACGAATTACTCTAAGAAGAATAATCTTTCCTACGAAACAAATGATGGAAAGATTTTCAGTGTGCATTGTGCATACAAGTCAAGTCTCGATGGATACTCTAAAAAATTGTTCGACCCCTTTTGTCGAACGGAAAAGATAACGTATAAGCTACCGGGCTCATCCGAGGAAATTCATACGACCGTTGCACAGCTGAATTTCATCCGATGGTGTGTGAAGAATAATATCGTAGATTACATTCGTAAGCATCACGATACGTTATTTATTAAAGGGAATACCCTTCGATCCCAGAAGACGTAGACTCTTTTTTCAATTGTAGTAAATTTCCAACACCCGCGTCTGTCGGTTTTGGTCTACCTCCTAACGGTCCCGAAGGCATAACATTAAAATCATCTAGGGTTGGTATGTACCTATCGGCAGACATACCTACACCGGACATGAACCCTCTATCGAAGAGGAATGTCTGATATCCAACATAGTACATGTTTAATGTATAAACATTTGTCAGATTAGGAGTAAGTGTAATATCAAGAATCGTTCGATCCGAGTTTAATTTACTGAAGTCCAGGCTTCCCGATGGTTCCACATTGATCGGATTCATCGCGAATGCATACGTGTAAATATTCCTATCCGGTTTCGATAACCTGCTATTATAGGGTACGACGTATTTGTAAAACGTATGGTCGGGATTGTTAATGTTTGGTAAATCTTGACCGTTTATGTACAATTTAGCCGATTCCTGTATAGGCCTAAAAAACTCGTTTATGACGTTGAACGTGTTCGATGTAGAAAAATTGTATCTGTTTTCAAACTTTCGCTCGAGAACGTCTGTATCACCCGTACCCAAATTTGATGGTGAACCATGTTCATTTTCATCTTCGAAATCTTTACGACGCAAGAACCAAAACATAGATTTTACGGGAATATCGGGAACAAGTTGTAATTTGATGTTATCTTCACCTATCTCAGTCTCCATTGATGGATGCTTTTTGACTACATCTGTGATCAACACCTGCTGCTTAGTGGTTAGGAACGACTTTTCTTGTGCCGACACCGTAATCTCTTCCGTGATCACACTGAACTTATCTAACGTCAGAGGTGAGAAGCTTGGGTTATTCGTGAAGAACGTGGCCGATCTAAACTTTATCTCAAACTCGAGCTTCTGTTTATGGATAGCACACGTAGGAAAGTATGGTCTGTTAGGGGAATTGGATGCATATTCATCCCCCTCATACTTACGTGAAAAGAA